CCCGATATTCAAACCGCCTACACCTGTTGCGGGGTCAGCTGTTCCTCCCGCATTCCAAGCGCCGTTGTTCACGCGAACCCAAGCCTCGTTGGTAGCGGCCTTGTAGGCGAAGCCAAGAACCGCCCCGGTAGTGTAGGCAAGGTGCGCATGGGTTACGTCGTAACTAGAACCGGAGGCCGTTAACCTCCCGCTATACCAGAGATGTATACCCAAGCTGTAATTGAACTGGTCAATGCCGCAGATCGTCGGGTAATTTGGCGCACCAGACACGTCTACGTTAATCTCGAAATATACTAGATCATTGCTGCCGCTTAGACGACTGTCGGTCGATGACGGGTAGCCCGGAGAATTCATCGTGGCGGTGCGATCACCGTTGCTGTAAATGGCCGCGCCATCGTTGGCGTAGAGACTTTCCCACGCCCCACGAATACCAGTGACAACACCGGTACCAAACACAGGCGAGGCAGGCGCCGGGACAACGAGACCAGCCCTTGGCATATAGGCCGTGGCAACAGGCGATATCTCGCACTGTATTCCCCACAAAATCCATTTGTCGTTGACGGTCCCGAGGTAAGGAACGGAGGCACCAGCCATGTCACTCGGCAGGCCAAGGATACATGGATAAATAGTCCCTGATGTCTCCACCGTTATTGAAATTCGAAACCAGCCGTTGAGGAGTGGCTCTATTCGCGCCGTCACACCCGCCGAAACATAACCTATGGTACCTGCGTTGATGTTGAAGTTGGCCTCACGTCCCAAGCCTTGTAGTCGCAGCCGTATCCATTCTAAGTTCCAGTATTTGGCGTAAGCGGAAAACGTGACTGGACTAATCTCTGGGATGCCCGCCGAAATTCGGATCAGATGTTCAGCATCGGTTGCCGTATTGACCATTATGTCGGCGGTCATCGTACCGTCAGGCGCTGAAGAGCCGCTGTTCGCCGTGATCGTGGTGGCGGTTTTATTCCAAGCGGCGTTATCTATTGTCTGTGACTGCACTATCAGGTTTTGGCGATCAGGCGGCTGGCCGATAGCAACGGTGCGATAGGTTGTGGTGGTCTCGATTAAAGCAGTAGGAGTCGGGCCAAGTTCTACCTGCGCTCCCCACGCATACAGTGATTGAAGCGTACCTAGATATGGAGTGTAGCCAGATACGTTGCTCTGTTTAAGAACGATATATGCTGCGAATGTTGGGGTCTCTACAACGAGAGTTATTGAACATCTGTACCAACCATTACCGACACTTTGAATAGCCGGAGATAGTGCCACTCCAGAAACCGCACCAATCACACCGTTGGTCAGATCAAAATTTACAGTACCGAGGGGACTGCTAAGGTAAAGCTGCATCCATGTCAGCGTGCTGGCCTTAACGTAGACTGAATATGTGATTTGTTTTCCGGCTATGCCCTCCCCCACAGTAATCATGTATGCGGTGTGGTTCTGGTTCGCTGCGGTATCAATAATCCTTTCCGCTGTCAGTGTACCATCCGGTGCGGTGGTTGCGTCAGCCGCAATCGTTGAACCGTTCAGATTCCAACTGTTCATCGTATTTGAATAGGGTAGCCAATTGGTGCGCGTGACATTGGCACTGAGCGCGGCCGTGCCAGTGTAGGCCGGTGACACCAGCGCGGACCACGCCGAGAAACCGACAGGGACAACTTGGGTGAACTCGTGAGCCTCGGTGCGAAGCGTGTCAGCTGCCAGATTACCTGACAGATAGCAATACAGCGCGTAGTCGCCCGCTGCTATCGCGGCAACGTCGAAACCTCCAGCGCCCGTTGCCGGATCGTGCGTCGCGTTGTTATTCCAGTTGCCAGCGTTCTGCCGAAACCAAATCTTGTTGGCGGCAGTATCCCACGCCACGCTGACAACGTCGTTTTTCAGCAAGGCACCAAGACAGGCGACGGATGTATTCGGCGGGTCGATCCAGAAGTTTCCGTTGGCGGCGATGTAGGCGGCATTGGTCCTGACATCAATAACCGAAGTCTTGTTCATGATCCCGATGAAGTGACTGCTCGCCGACGGGATCACGGTGACATGGAATTCGGCGTAGAGTTTAGCGGCAGCCGATTTGTTGTAGGTCTGTGTCGAGCGGATGCCACCATTGCCAGCGGCACGGGTAGCGAGCTTGTCCTTGTAGAGGGATGCTCCCAGCCCCCGGCTTCGGTCAGTTTCATTCCATCCGCTGACGGATGGCGGCAGCATGTCATCCCAAGCAAAGAAGCGATTAGGTACCGGGTAGACGAATGGCGTGTCGCCGGTGTTGATGGTGGCTATCGGACCGGCGGCACCGACCCACTCCGCTATGACGAAGAGTTCAATGCCTGACACGCCGCTGCCGGAATAGTTCATGCCGCCAACGATCAATGACGGATCGGCCGTACCTCCGGTATTCCATGGTCCGCCATTGACGCGGACCCATAAGGCGGTAGTCGTAAAGTCGAATGCGACGCTGATGACATCGCCGGAATTGAATACGAGATGAGGCTGTGCAGCGATGTTATTGAAGTTGTCGCGGTTCTTCACCTCGCCGTTGCGCTGAAGCCAAACCGTCTTGCCCTTGTCCTTGGTGCTGATGCCGATCCGTGGATAGGTGTCGGCAGACGTTCCGACGAGAGCGCCAATCGTGATCTCGGCGTAGCTCCTGTCGGCATAATTGCTTTGATGCGCTACGGCGTAGGACGTGGTCGAGAACGCAAAGCCATCCCCGGCAAAAGCAACGGTCTTGTCACCGTTGCTATAGCTGAGGTTGGTGACAAAGCTGTTGTCCCACGCGGCCCTGAGCGGCATGCGTTACGCAGGCGCCGAATAGGTCAGAGAGGTCAGCGAGACTTGCTGGCCTGCGGAGATAACCACTGAATTCAGCTGGATATCCCCGCCGCCGCCAGTCGTGGTCACGCTGCAGAGCACGATGGGCGTGGCATTGCCTTGCCGAAGCTCAGCCTTGGCAATGGTGCCGCCCACCGCGTTGGTGTCGGCAACGATGGCGTTGGCCGTCGCAGTGCCCGACGCTGCAGCACCGAATGCCGGGTTGGCGAATGTCAAAGTCGCGACGGTCGCGCTGGCGGCGGTCTGCATCACCAGCTTGCCGGGAGGCGTGTTGACATCAATCTGATCGACCACGAAATCGCACAGACCGTTTCGGACTGCGGTGGGGTGAGTAACGGCCATGTTGAATTCTCCTGTGACTTGGGATGTGGGTTGATGGGATTAGCGCTTCTTGCGCGGCGGCTCGTCGTCTTCGTCGGGAGCGTCGGTAACCTCCGCAGTGCCCGAGACCTCGGCTTGCGGTCCGCCCTCGCGCACCTTGCCATCCTCGATCCAGCCATCGAGCAGGCCGAGCAGCTGCTCGTCCTCATCGCGCGCGGTGTAGGAAAGCCCAGCGACATAGTCGCAGTTGAATTCGTCGCTGTGGAAATCGTCGATTGCAGTGAACACTCTGGGCATGTATCTCTCCGTTGTTAAGACTATTGGCAAGGCGGTGCACGGCAAGTCGCGGTCAGGCCGGTTCAGGTTTGGTGGCGCTGGTCAAGGCACGGGAAGGGGTGGACTTCGGTCTGCCCCTTCATTCTTCCTGCTCTTGGATAGCTGCAAAACGTCGGTCCCCCCATGGAATAAAACTGCATCTGCAGTTGGGATGAGCGGGAATCAAATCGCTTGCTTGATCAATGTCGTAAGGTCCGCCCTCGGCGATGTCTAAGCAATCATCACAAACCCGGTCGTCTCCCGCAGTCAAAACGTTGACCAGCTTGATTTTGGCTTGCTCCTCCTCGATGGCGGCGAGCAACTCGGCTACCACCTCGGCCACCACCAACGCCTTGGCGGCCTTCCTCTTGCCCCCCCTACCCTTGCGCTTGGCGTCGTGAATATGCGGTAGCCACTCAGGATCAATGCCGACCTGCTTGATGCCCGCGTGCTTGTAGGCGTGCAGCTTGCCTGCGTTGACGGCTCGAACCACACCGGTGTTGACCAGCAAGTGCAGCCTGAGCTTGGTGATCTTCTCCAGCGTCGCGCGTATCTCGCGCATCAATTCTTCCGGGCTGCGCTTGCGCAGCACCGCGTGCGAGGTGTGCCGGATCATCCGCCGCTCGGTCTCGGACGCGATCCCGATCACCTCGGCGGTCGCCATGTAGCCATGGGTCTGGCCGAGATCAGTGGAATCCAGCTGCGCCATGTCGTGCTTCAATTCGCGCTCGGCTTGGCCGATGCCATGCTCGACTGCGTCCGCCATCACCTTCCACAGCCAGTGCGGCTCGTTGGATAGCTCACGCCCCACCACCTGCCGCATCATCATCTCGGAGCGCGACATTTTCTGGGACTTGCTCTCGATCCACGCAATGATCTCACCCGGCAGCATCGGGCCCTCGCTGCGCAGCCCGGTCACGTCATGATCGAGCACCGCCTGCCGCAGCAAAGTGTGGACGTTGAACACCTTGCGATTGACCAGTCCTCGCCCGCGCTGGCGCAATGCGAGGCTCTTGGTGGGGTCGCGGTGGTTCATTTTTTCTTCTTGCTCTGGCCCTGACGTTGCAGCGCCTTGGTGCGCGCCATCTGCTTCTTGCGGCGGTCCTCGTCGAACTGGCCCGAGTACTTCACCTTGGGGTCAAGCCAGTGCGGCTTCTCGTTGACGATCTCATCGGCGAGAATGTCCACGTGTATCGTCGGCGGCTTCTCCTTGGCCATCACGCCACCTTCATCTTGACGGCGCTGAGCTTCGGCGCCTTCTCGATCCACGCATCCCATGCTTTCCACGCGGTGCCCGCAACCACCACTTCCTGCTCGGATTTGACGTTGATGCCGTAGGCCGGGATCGACAGCGCTGCAGTGCGCGGCATCAGCGCACGCAACACGATGCGAGACCCATCAGATGACCAGCCATTAGCAATGTCCGGGTTGAAGGTGGTCGAGGCGGCGCCGTTGCGCACCACATTGAGGTGCGGCACCTTTTTGTAGCCACCCTCCGCAACGCTGTAGGCCTCGGCCTCTTCATACTGTTCCTTCGGCAATACGATGCCGCGATAAAGCTCAAGCTCCTGCAGCCCCGCCTTGTCGAGCAGCATCTGCGTCGTCTCCCACTTGGCGCGCACATAGGCCTTGATGCCCTCATAGCCGCCGACATCGCCATAGTCCTTATCGGCCTTCTTGGCGATGACATCCTTTTCCAGCCTGATCTTGCCGTCGCGCCCGGTCACCTCGTTGAGGCGCCCGCCCAGTTCATCGGCGGTCGCCACCTGCAACAGCTGGCCCTCTTCACTGGTCGAGGATGCTTTCCACGCCGTCCACAGCTTGGCATCCAGCCTGCGCAGGTCGATCCGCTCAATGTCGATGTCGCGATCCTTGAACACCTGCTCGGCGCGATCCAGCGACAGCTGCCGCGCGATCTTCTGCGTCTTCTTGTAATCGTCGCCCGAGGTCTCGTTGAGCGGGTCGAACTTGGCAGGCATGCCGATGGTGCCGGTGGGGGTGACGCCGGTCTGCTCGTACTCTGCCATCGCCGTGTTGTACTCGTCCATCAGGTCGCCGATGATCGAGGTGTTGAATTTGGCCCACTTGAATTTCTCGTCGTCGTCCATGCCGGAGTAAGTCTCTTCCATGTACTCCTTGGCGCTGTCGGAGAAATCAGGCGGCTCCTCGTTGCTGGCGTTGTCCTGCGCCTTGTCGTTGAACTTCTCGACCAGCATGCCGGACAATTCCATCCGCATTTTCTCGGTCAACAGTTTGGAGTAGTCCTGCTTCTCGATGCCCTCCATCTCGATCTGGTCCGGGTCTTCGAGGCTGTCGGCCTTCAGACTGTGCAACAGCTTGTCGTCGTACTCGACATCGACCGAGCCGCCGCCCTCGCCATCGCTGTCATACCTGATGCGGATCGCTTGGCCCAGTTCAAGCGCGTTGAATGGAAACTCGGTATCGGTCTCGCGCAGGATGTCGCCGTCGCTGTCCTTGCTGACTTCCAGATATTCCGCGATGGCCTCGTTGATGAACAGTTCAGCATCAGAGCCGTCGGCCAGATTGCCCTTGGCCTGATCCAGCGCGCCGCCGTTCTGCTGCCAGCTTTCGGTCTCGCTGTCGATGTAGCTGCTTAGCTCGTGATCGTAATACGCGCTCTCGATGTCGGCCTGCGTGGACTCGCTCAGCATGTCCCAGCTTTCAGGCTCCGGCGGTCCGTCGTATTCGTTCTCCTCATCGGGCTCGGCTGAACCCTCTTCCTCGGGCTGGTCCGCGCCCGAGTACTTGTTCAACAGCGCTTCCATCGCGGGCTTGGCGCTCTGGTACTGCGTCTCCAGCCGCACCGCGAGCGCCTTATTCCATTCGTCGCCACCAACGTCGATGGCCTTCGGCTCCAGCTTCAGTTGTGGCTCGCCAGCCTTCTTGCCGCTCAGCGCAGCAATCGCGGCGGCGTTCTGTGCCTTGCGATCCGGCGCGTTGGAGCCGAACTCACCCTCCTCATTGCGCGGATGCAATTCTTCCTTGAAGGCCCCGGCGTCCATGTAGCCGTTGACGGTGGGGCCGAACGTAATCTCAAAAGGGCCGTCACTGTCACCCAGTCCCTTGGCCTTCTCGCTGGCAGCCTTCTTGCCCTTGCCGCCGGTCCACTTCTCAGCCTCCTTGATCAGGTCAATGATGCCGATGTTGATGCGCGCCACCTTCACCTGTCGGCCGTCATTGGTGAGGTTGTTGTCGGACGCGTCATGCGCCAGCTGCCCGGCCCATGTGTGATGACCATCGAGAATGTAGTCGTCGCGCGAGATCACGATGCGCTTGTAGAATTTGCCCTCTTCCTCGATCCGCTTCATCGAGGCGGCGACCTTCTCGCCACTTAGCTCGCTCTGCGACGCGCGCAGGTTGGCGGCCTTCTCGCGGCCCTCGTCCACCTCGTAGCCCTGCTCAACCAGATACTTGACGAAGTCCCCGGTCTTGGAGGCGCGGATCACCGGCATCTCGACGCGCGGCACCCCGATCTGATCGGCGCAGAATAAATTGGTGCCCTTGATGGTGACGTTGCACAGATTGAACGTCGGCGCCGATGAGCCGCCCTCTGCCATCTCCAGCGCGGTCTCGCCGAGCCGCTGGATCAGGGTCGTGACCTGCTTCGGTTGCTTGAGGTCCACCCGGCGATCTTCGAACAGCGCGCGCTGTGCATCGTAGACGTTGGAGGTGTGGATAACCCCGTTGCGGTCGATGAACGCATCCGGCGAGTAGCCCTTGCCGGGATGCTTGCCCGAGGTCTGCGTGGTGGCCTGTACTACGCCCTTGCCCTTGCGCGCGGCCACCGACTTGATGCCTGACAACGTCTTGAGCAGCGCGCTTTCATTGGCGGCCAGCGCCTTCGCCTCACGCCGGGCCGATCCCTTCAGCGCTTTCAGTGCGGCTGCGTTCTTGGCGTTGCGGTTAGGTGCGGTCGAGCCGAACTCGCCTTCCTCGTTGCGCTTGATCAGTCGCTCATTCCAGATGCGGACATCCTCGAAGGCGGCGTCCTTCAGAGATCGCCCACCCCGCGCGCCTGCTCCAGTGCGATATTGATCTCCTGATCGGACAGCGTCCTTCCTTCGAGACGCTCCAGCGTTTTTATCAGGCTTGCCTCCTCCGCGTTCAGCCGCTTCTTGATCGGCTCCTCCGCTGGCGGCGTTCGTTCTGGAGCTTTCTTTGGCGGCTTCCCAATCATCGGTGTACTCGCTGGCCTTGGTGGGTGCTTCCCAGTTGGCGCGGTTGGCCGTGTTGGCGCGCGCAATGGCGTCGGCGCCGTCCTTGCCAAGGTAACCACGCCAACTCATGAACACTATATCAGGTTGCCCCATCTTGTCGAAGTCCCAACCCTCCGGCGCAAACTCCGGGTTGAACTTCATCCGCATGTCTTCTTCAAATCCGAACTGGTGATAGAAGTGGTTGAGATGCCCAGCGTAGCAGTCCAGTGTCCTGCCGCCGTTCTCAATCGCCTGCACCATGGCATAGGCGCCCGAACCCTTGGGCCCGCCATTGTTGAACACGTTCTGCACGTCGCCTTGCGGATCGACGCTCACCCCTGCGGTGGAATCCTTGTTCATGAACAGCTTGTGGCCAGCCAACTCCTCGGCGGGATGCGCCGAGAGGAATTGCTGCCGGGTGGACTTGTCGCGCGCGGCCACGAATTCTTCTGGCGCTGCCTTGTGGAAGTCGCTCGGCTTCTTGTTGGCGAGCGAGCTTAGCGCCTTGCGCGATAGCTCTTCCTTGGTGGGCGCCTCACCGCCACCACCCGGACCGAATTGTCCCTTGTTCTCGGGCTTGCCGCGTGAGTGGTTGGCTTCGTTCCAGAGTGCGTCGATATGATCGGCCAGCCTGCGCAGCCTCTCACTGTCAGACGACGGTCGCGAGTTGGGCGGCGCCAACTGCTTGGGTGGTCCACCGGGAGGGCCACCGGGAGGACCATCGTCGCCACCATCCTCATCGTCCGGAGGCTCCAGCATCGGCGGCTCCACCGGCATCTCTTGGTTCTCGATGGCCTCTTGGATCGCGGCCTCCAGCCCCGGATAGGTGCCGTCCTCGACCAGCTGGTTGCACCTGCCCTTGACCAGCGCCTCGAACGGGATCAGCCCGGTGTTGGCATCAACAGCGGCAGCATCTGCCTTGGTCTTGGCAATGGTGGCCTTCTGCGCATCGTCCATCTGCCACAGCGGATTCCACGTGTAGTGGATGTCCTTGTCGTAGCTTCCCAACGCTGAGCGCTGCAGCGCCATGTCGAGCTTCTCTAGTGCGGGACGCAGACGCAATTCCTGATCGGAGGCAATGCGGTCGTAGTAGTTTTGCAGATCGCTGTCGCCGGTCGCGTTCAATCCTGCAGGTGACATGCCGAGGAAACGCGTCGCAGGAATATCGGCCGCACCCGCTGCGATCTGCAGATACATCTGCAGCACCTCGGGCATCCCGGTGAGGTTGACACCGATGCGCTCCCATTCCTCCTCGGCATCCATCACGATGGCATTGATGACCGACTTGGCAACGTTGGCCTCGGAGAACCGCTTGATCAGCTTGTCGGTGCCCTTGGCGGTCGAGAATATCTCAGTCAGTCCGGGTATCTTGATCACGTCGAACTTGGCTTCGGCAATCAGTGAAGCGACGCTGCCCATGACAGTGCCCGCACTGTTCACCGCATCGTGGATCACCTGCAGCAACGGATCGCCCCAGCCGAAATTGATCATCGGGTCCGGCGCATCGAGACCAGTGAGACGCACCATGCGCGAGGGATGTATCTTCACCTCGTTGAGCAGCTGCTTGTTGGGCGTGTTGGCGCCGCCTTCACTGCGCAGGATGTAGTGCTCGGGCTGCCCGTAGTAGGGCGATGAGATATCGCGGATCATCTCCTCGACATGCAGCTGCCACGGCGCCAGCACGTGAATGAACTTGAGCCCGTCCTTCTTGATCTTCTCGGGGTCCAACTCCTTTTCCATGTTGCCGTCAACGCCGATCAGCATGCAGGCGCCGCCATAGAGCCGAGCTTTCACCATGGCCTGCTGCAGTTTCAGCTGCAGCTGCAATCTCTTCTCGGTGGCTTCGAGCTTCTCGATCTGGTCAGCCTCGGCCTGCCACGCCCGCCACTCACGCGTTGCGTCGAACGCCGGGATCGAGATCGCCTTGCGTGCGATCCAGTCCGACTTGAACGAGGATTCCAGCTGCTCGCGCGTCCACAGCACGGTGACATATCTGGACGCAGTGAGCTTGTCGCGGCCGGGCACGCCCAAGCCACTGAGGAAATTGCTGAAGGTGTCGAACAGGTACATGGCTATCGGTTCACATGATTGACGGCGGATTGCATCTGCAGCCACAACGTTTCGCGCACATACATGCGGCGGCTATCGTTGCTCATCAGGGTGTCGTGGCGACCGAGCTTGGTCAGGATGTTGCGCGGAATATGTCGAGGGGCGAGTGAATTATCATCTGGGACTACGACCACCTCGACCTTGTCAATCATCGCCGGGCTACCGGTGTGATGAGTGCGGTGTAGGGACTAGGTGCATCGCCTCCACCACCTAGTGATGGCATCGTTGGTATCAGCGCCACCTTGAATTCGCGGCGCTCCGATTGCGGTACTGACGATCTGAACTTCATGAACGCGGTGGCTCTCCCGAGATCGGCAGGCACAATCACACTGGAGCCGGGCACTACGGTCTTGATCGTCGCGGCAAAGCCGTCGAACTGGTAGAGATCGCAGAACGTCTTGCCATCGGGCGAAAACTGAAACGACAGGTTCGCCTTGTCCCACCCTTCCGGAATGGTGATGCAGACCAGCTGGCCTGCGCAGCAATCAATCGCATCGGACAGTGACTCGCCTGCCTCGATGGTGGGGCCGTTCAGGACTTGCAGCATGGGTCAATCCTTGCGTAATCTGTTCACAATGCGTGGAGGGTTTGTGCACCCCCGATGAAGCGCAGGTGGCAAGCCCGGACGTAAAAAGGCCAACGCCGCACCCTGTTAGCCGGGCCTGCAGGGTGCGGGCTCTACTGGCACTTCCTTGTTGCCGCACCTCGGGCAGAACGGCAGACCCTTGGCGAATGTCTTGATGGTGATCGAGCGGGTCGCCTTGCACGCAGTACAGCGCAACAGCACGCGCTCGATCTTCTTAACCATTGCGCACGCGCGCAAGCTCGCGCTCGATGTCAGCCAAGATGTCCTCACGCGGTCGCTTCGGTGGCAGGCCTCGCGATAAGGCTTCAACCTCGATGATCAGGTTGATCAGCCCGACATGCTTATCCGCTGACATCGTGTTGGCGGCGACCCTCAAGGCGCGCTGCTTCATGATCTCGACAGCGTCCCTGATCTCGTCGTCGGTCATCTTCTTTCCAGCCACGGCGGCAATTCCTCTGGCACGTTGGTGCACTTGGTCAGCTTGATCTGATCAGCGATGGGCTGTGCCTCCCACTCCCACGTCATGCCGTTGCGCGCCTGCTCCTTGAGCCATTCGCGCCAGCTTTCATCGCGCGGGGTCTTCCACAGGTCGATGAAGAGCGTGTCGTGCTTAGCCATCGTCGTCGCCCAGATACGCCAGCGCCTCGCGCAATGCGTCCCTCACGTCGTCGAAGTCTGCCTGCGCGGGCGATAGCCCCTCGGTCTTGTGCTCGGTGTCGTAGCTGTAAAGCTCGACCGATCCATCTCTCACAACAACAATCATGGCTTCGGCTTCTCAGGTTTTTTCCAACGGTCCAGCGCGTCCATCAGCTTCAGCGATGGCACCTCCTGCCCGCTCCACTCCCCGGTGGTGGCGTGCACGGCCAGACGGACGGCGCACCAGTACACCAACTCGCGCGGCATGGCCCATGCGATGCGCGCCCAGATGTTGTCGCGGTCAAAGGTGCGGCTCATTCTTTCCCATGTCTCTCGGTGAAGCCGTGTTCACGCTCGGCTGCCTGTCGCGCTGCAATGGCCTCGTCTTGTGTACCGAACGTGCCCAGCCAGATTGTCTTGTTGTTAACAATCGACAACGTGCATGCTGTTGAACGCTGGCTTGCCTGCGTAGCGAGTATTCCACCAATCAAGATCGCGCTTCTTCCAAACAAACAAACCGGTGCTCGGGTTGTAGCTCAGATGCTCGCGTGCTATCTCTTGTGTAAGTTGTGTTTTCATCCAACCCAATCTAAACTTGAATCGTACTTGCGCATGCTCTCAGCGAGTTTGTTAAACGCCCCCGCCGTCGCGTCCACCTGATCTTTATACTTTCCTAAAGGGAATTGCTCGTGCTCATCGAGGAACGCCCTATTCCATTCGCCTGCTACCAGTGAGACATCGCCATTCTGCACGGCACCGGCGTACGGCTCGGCGCGCACTTCCTTGGCGCCGGTCACCTTGTCGGCAAAGGCGCCGAACTGCTTGAACCTGCGGATCGAGGCCTCGGCACTCTCCTTGCCGCCTGAGCCCGGCTCCTGCTCGAACCAGATCGAGTATTGCCTGCAGGAGGCGTCATCGGCCTCGGCGGCCTGCATCAGGCGGCGCTCCCGCTCCAGCACCGGCCACTGCCCCCGCAGCATGTCTTCCACCACGGTGGTGCCGTCCCGCATGTCGTGCACGAGGGCGGCTGCCGTATAGGCGCCATCCTCCTCGGTCGATGCCTTGTCCACGTAGCGGATGCTGCGGCGCACCTGAGAACGGTTGAAGCTCGTGATGATCTTGAACCGGTCCACCGGAAACATGTCACCACCGGCGGCAATCGGTGTCTGTTGATAGACGCTCTGCCAGCCTGCCTCGGTCAGCACCTTGCGGCGTTCATTGAGGAACGACAGTGGCTTCAGCTGGGGAAACAGCGCCTCGCCCTTGTTGCGGTGCTTCTCATCGCGCTCGGCAATGGCCGGATATCGCAGCACCTTGGTGTTGGGGAAGTGCTCCAGCCACCTGCCTGCCGGATCGTCGAGGTGCCACCTCGTCATGATCATCAGGAAGCCCGCGTTGTTGGAGAACCGGCCGAAGAAGTCGTCGGTGAACCAATTCCACGTCTTGTCGCGCACGGTCTTGGACGATGCCTCGGCGCGGCCCTTCATCGGGTCATCGACCACCCCGAGGTCGAGCCCCATGCCGTTGATCTGGCCCATCACGGTGGTGTTTCGGAAGCCGCCCTGATGGCCGACATATTCCAGCACCGAGCTATTGCGCATCCACCGGCCCGAGCCCTCCATCGCGGTGTTGGTGTCGTTCAGCTTGGTCTTCCTGAACGCCAGCTTGTAGTTGGGGCTGTCGAAGATGCGCTGCAGCGACAGGTTCACCCGGACGCCGAGGTCTTCCGAGTAGCTGGCAAAGATGGTTTTCAGGTCCGGGTTCATCCCGGCCACCCATGCCACGAAGTCGCTCACCTGCTCGGTCTTGCCGTGCTGCGGTGGCGCCTGCAGCACCATGGCCGGGCGCTTGCCTGCGACAAGGTCGTCCCAGAACGTCATCAGGTGCTTGGCAACATCCTCTTGCCACCACGCGTCCAGCATCTTGGGCCGGATCAGGCGCCTGAAATGCTTGAAGTGCTTGCGGGCATTGGAGCCTGCCAACTCCTCAGTCAGCGCTAACTCGGTCGAGTTGAACTCAGTCTTGACTGGAAGAAACTGGACCATTGTCTGCATCCGCCACGGCGTCTTCTAGAGCATCGGCCGGGACGTTGGCCTCCAGCAACAGCTTTTTGCGTAACTCGGCGCGGTCGAACTCGCCGTTTCGGTAGTCTCTGATGATCTCGTCGGCCTCGGTCAGGTCTAATAGCTGGGTGGGGTCAATCTTGGTTGGCGTCCTCCAACGCATCTTCGAACTCCTCCTCGTTGTCGATCTCGGGTGGGTTGAGCAGCCGGATGTCGATACCCCGGCTTTCCAGTTCACGGCGGATTTCCTCGACGCTGCGGTAGGTCACCTCTACCCGCACGTCGGTCTGATTGTTCTCCTGCACCGGGATCAGGCGCCCGAGCAGCATGCAGAAGGTGCGGCTGTCGTCACGTGCCACGCGTCTAAGATACCCGATCAGCTTGCCCGTGCCACAGCAATCGGAGCCCTCCATCTCGGCGGCGATCATGATCGCTTCCTTGAGCACGCGGGTGACGTGATTGCCCGAGCCGATCTTGCGGCCGCCCTTCTTCTCGTGGCCGGGTTGAAACAAGTTCTTCGGCGTCTTGGGTTGCGCAACAGCCTTGGCTGCCTTTGCCATTGTGAAGTCCTCACTAATTTAGTGGAGCGGGTTTTTTGAGGGCCTACCGGCGGTCCACGGAATCAACGATTCCGATCAGCCACGACACATGTCTCTCTCATCATCAGCGCAGGAGACCGGACGCTAATTCCATTCGACCCAGTGTATTCAGCAAAACGACCTCCCGTTGCTGGGAGGTCGCGCCTTGGTAGAGACCTTTGCATCCAATGAACAGGCCGCCGGTGACTTGGACTGCCTGTCCCTTGGTGAAGTTGGATTTCTTCGGTAGCTCGATCAGCCCGTTGCGCTCTGAGGCTTTCATCTTGGTGACGAAGTCATCGGGCAATCGTGCGGGCTCTTGGCCGTTCATCAACACCTTGGTGACACCGAAGGTGGAGAACAGCCGGTGCCATCCCTCCTCGATCAGCACGAACAGATAGCGCGGGAAGATGTAGCGCGATGACGGGATGCGGCGGCCGCGTGTGACGCGAGTGATTTTTTCGCGCGGTGCGTAGTGCGTGAAGCCTTGCCGGTCGAGATGCATGATCACTCGGCGCTCGTTCATCGGCTGTGCTTGCACCACGGTCCAGAACGTCAACGCGATGTCTCCCCGGCGATGCTTGGCGAATCACTGTGCGCACGCTGAACGACGCGCGCGGCGCCGTCAATCTGGCTCCGAGGGCACCCCGGGTTGTCTGGCACGAACGTGTCATTCGGCATGGTGCACAGGGCGCCACGCCCGAGATATCCTCCTAAGTGCTTGATATTGCTCAATATCATATATCACACGCCGCTCTTGAATACCGGGCACGGTGCCCGTATATCTAGTCCTACGGTTGGTTCATTTACCAGCCGGGCGGCACCGGGCCTCTAGCAACCCCGGCGCCCACACCGGGACCCAGCAAACCCGGCCTGAGCGCGCACCACCTCGGCGGCGGCTGTCATGGAAAAAAGCGGGTCGTCTCAGTGAGGCGGGGAAAACGTGGAAACATTTGTGCGGAGATCGCGCAGCAGGTCAGGCAGACCATCCACGATAACCCCGAAGCGGCATTGAGGCGGTGAATTCGCGGGACGCCTCATTGGCTGGCCACGCGGCTGTAACGGCCCAGACTGGGGGCCGACGTGGCTGAACAGACAGCCTCCAAACATTCACAACAAATTCCACTCGCTTACGAGCGAGTGCATCTACTTCGCGGCGCCAACCGGGACAACGCAGTTTGCAATTCAAGCCCGCAGCGCCGCGACAAGATGCACTACCAACCCACCTGCCATCAAAGGAGCAACCAACATGGCAAACCTCTCCGTTAAAGAGCACACCGTTTCCGTTTCCGAAGCAGCGATCATGCTGCGCTTCATGACCGACGCCGGTGACCCCGTGATGATCTGGGGCCCACCCGGCGTCGGCAAGTCGGACATCGTCCGCCAGCTTGGGCTGGCGACCAACCGCAAGGTGATTGAATTCCGCACCAACATTCGTGAGCCGGTTGACGTGCGCGGCATCCCGGTGCCCGACATGGTGACCGGCAAGACGCGATGGTTCGTCCCCGACGAACTGCCGCAGGTCGAGCGTGATGGCGAATTCGGCATCTTGTTCATCGACGAAATCAACACCGGCTCGCCGCAGATGATGGCGGTCATGTTCCAACTGATCTTGGATCGCTGCGTCGGTGACTACCACCTGCCCAAGGGCTGGGTGATCGTCGCGGCAGGTAACCGCGTCGGTGACCGCGCCTCGGCGCAACGGATGCCGACCGCGCTGCGCAATCGTTTCGCGCACATATTCGTCGAGGCCGATGTCGCATCGTGGACCAACTGGGCCACGGCCAACGACGTGCCGCCTGAACTGGTCGCCTTCATCCGCCTGCGCGGTCAGGACGTGCTGCACGTCATGCCGAAGGGCGATGAGAACGCGTTTCCGACTCCACGGTCGTGGACGCGCTGCGGCAAGTACGTCACGGCGCCGAAGCAACACCGCATGCGGCTATTCGCTGCCCATGTCGGTGATGCCTACGCTGCCGAGCTTGATGGCTTCATCGACCTCTACAATTCCATCGGCTCGCTCGACGACATCCTCACCAACCCGGCCGACGCGAAAGTGCCGACCGAGCCGAGCGTCCGGTTTGCGATCTGCACGGCGCTCGGTCGCATGGCCACCAAGAAGACCTTCCCGGCCATCGTCGAATACGCCCAGCGACTGCCGCGTGAATCACAAATCCTCGTGGTGCACGACGCAACGCTGCGCGATGCCAAACTAAAAAACACGGCGACCTACGGTCAGTGGGCCGTCGCCAACCAAGACTTGGTCATCCAGTGATCGAGCAGCGGCGCCAATCCCGGCGCCGCTTTTCATTCTCAAAGGAGCAACACCATGAACTCGATGCAAATCACCACGCCGTTGTCACGCAAGGCCGTTCTGGTCTCGGTCAACATCTCGCAGTGGACTGCCCGCAAGCTCGACCGCAAGGTCACCGACGAAACCAACCGCAAGTATCACGCGGCCGACGACGCCGGGCGCTACAACAAGCTGCTCATCGCCTCCGAGCATCTGGCTGAACTCACCGGCATGGTGAGCAAGGCGCGCATGCTGCACTACAAGATGACGCAGCCGTGGGCCGACGATGGCCCGCGCATTCTGCCCAACGCGCTGTTCTCGAAATTCAGTGATGAGTTTCGCACCCTGAAGCGTGAATTCAACGATGCCGCCGACCGCTTCTGTGCGGCCTACCCGGCATTCGTCGAGGAGCGCAAGAAGGCGCTGAACGGCCTGTTCAATGACGGCGACTACCCGTCGGCCGATGACATCCGCAGCAAGTTCAATCTTGATCTGACCATCCTGCCATTCCCCGACGCTGCCGACTTCCGCAGCGAGCTGGACGATGACACGGTGGCTGAGATCAGGGCGCAGCTGCAGGTCACCACCTCCACGGTGGTTGACAAGGCGATGGCGCACACGGTCGAACGGATCGTCTCGGTGGTTGGCCACATGGCCAACAAGCTGACGGCCTACTCGAACCGGGCGCCCGGCGAGTTAGGCGGCGTGTTCAGGGACTCGCTAGTCGAGAACGTTCGCGAACTCGCCGATCTGTTGCCCGCCTTCAATCTGGTGGGCGATGCCAAGCTCGATGAGATCGCCAAGCGGATCAAAGCCGAGCTTTGCACCGAGGACGCCAAGAGCCTGCGCGAAAACGACGGCGCCCGCGAAGCCGTGCAGAAGTCCGCAGACGAAATCGTTGCCGCAGTCTCCGGACTATTCGGCTGATCACTGAGTGCAGCGGGCATGTCCCGCTGCATCACAGTGACCATCAATCAACAAAGGAGCAAACCATGTCAGACCTCAACACCAAAGCGATGTCACGCATCGAGAAGGCGCGCGTCCGGTTATCACTGGAGCGCAAATTCTACGGCGTGCTGGTCGCCAACGTCGAGCCGGTGATCTCGGAAAAGTTTCCGACCGCCGCCACCAACGGCAAGCAGCACTTCTGGAATCCGAAGTTCATCTCTGAACTGACCGAGGACGAAGTGCTCGGCGTGCAGGTGCACGAATCAGAACACGATGCGCGCCATCACGGCACGCGTCGCAACGGGCGCGATCCCGAGCTTTGGAATATCGCCTGCGACTACGCGATCAACATCGACCTGATCGACGAGGGCTTCACGTTGCCGAAGGGCGCGCTGATCGACCCGAAGTATCGCGGCATGTCAGCCGAGGATATTTATAGATCGCGCGAACTGGATTCGCGGCAGCCGCAACCCGAGCCCGAGCAGCCCGGCGACGACACCAACCCGGATCAGAACCCGGACGAACCCGGACAGAACCCGGATGAGCCCGGACAGGGCGACGATGGAACCGCTGGCGAGGCCGCTGGTGAGGGCGAAGGCGATGAGGGGCAGGAAGATGCCCCCGGCGCCGGGAACTCACCCGGCGAGGCTGGCAACGAGGCTGGCGAGGCGTCCGGTGATGAACCGGGCACCGAACCCGGCGACGGCACCGGCAACGGTGCTGATGGCAAGGCGCGGCGTGGCTTGGCATGCACTGGCGAGCCACGGCTCGGCGAGGCAGGCGAGGCCGACGGTGAAGGCGAGCCGGAGCAATCCGGTTCGCCCGATCCGGCAGCCTCCGGCGATCCCGGCCAGTGCGGTCAGGTGCTGGACTCGGTTGGCGATGCCAACGAGATCGCCGAACAGGACAGCGACTGGGAGCGCAAGGTCCGGCAGGCGGTGTCGATGGCGAAGGCCGCTGGCCAGCTGCCCGGCTACGTCTCCCGCGACATCGAGCGCGCCAATTCACCGCCGCGCGATTGGCGGGATGAGCTTCGCGAATTCGCGGAGCAGGGCGCGCTCAGGGTCGAGACTTGGTCAAGACCGAACCGGCGCTTCATGGGTCGCGGCCTGATCCTGCCGTCCACCCAGAAGGACGGCGTCAACAAGGCATGCTTCCTGATCGACACCTCGGGCTCGTGCGACCAAGTCGCGCTGGCCCTCGTCAACGATGAAGCTCAGGCGCTGCTCGATGACGGCGTGGTCGATCAGGTCATCGCGATCTATGGCGACACGCGGGTTACTCGCGTGGATGAGTACAACAGCGGCGACGAAATCGAGTTCGACCCCCGAGGCGGTGGCGGCACCGACATGGCGCCGCTGTTCGACTACGTGGCAACCGAGCACGATGACGCCTCGCTGATCATCTGCTTCACCGACTTGGAATTCTACAAGTCGTGCGGTGACGAACCGCAGTGCCCGGTGCTGTTCGCCGTGCACGGCTACCCGCAGAACGTCAGGCGCCTGATGGAGACCGCCCCGTGGGGCGCACGCTGCATCGACGTTGGCGTTCACTGACAAAGACCCGGCGGCAATCGTGCCGCCGGTTTCCATTCAAAGGAGCAAGCCATGATCGTTCAGTACAACAACAAGACCTATCGCGTCAGCGGCACCACCGGTGACGTTGAGGTTCGCATCAAGCAGGGCGAACCGCGCGTCATGCAGCGCAGCCCGCGCTCGGCATACTGGCGCAGCCTGAAGCGTAGCAGTGAGACTGCGCTGCAGGTTCGCATTCGTGCTTTCATCAAGACCCCAAAGGAGCAAACCAAATGATTGACCCAACCAGACTCGACGCCAACGCAATACTCGCAATGATCGACCGTGCCTTGCACAGCGAACCAGAGCCGCCGCAGCCGCTCGACCTCAACACCGCACAGTTGATCAGCCGCCTGATCACCGCGCGCTCGGTGGCGCAGGACGGCGTCAACCGCGTCCTGAACGACGACGACGACAAATTTGATAACGCGAAGTTCAACCGCTACCGGCAGGAGCACATCGAGGCCAGCAACCAACTCGGTGCGCTCGGCATTTTCGTCAACACCTATGAGGGAGATGTCACGTGAGGTTCTATTACGTTGACGCCTGCGACGAACTCGAACTGGCTGGCGATCCCGCCCGCTATCATGCCACGCTGGCCAGCGCCAAGCTGGCCGCCCAGTGGGCCGCCAACGAGCGCGGTGGCCCCGTCGCGATAGAATGCATCTACGTGCCCGCCACCAAAGACAACGTGCTGCTCCTGCTCAATTGCTGGAGCGGCACCGAGGTCGTCAAGGCCATTGTCTACACCGTAAACCCAAAGGAGCAACACGATGACTGAGAGACCTGATCCTGTACTGATCCTGAGCGACGCGCGCGGCGTCTACATCCCGCGTGACTTCACCTCCAACGTGGCGCGCGAGCGTGTCACTGGCGTGAGCGACGAGGACTGGGCCGCACTCGCGGCCGGTCCCGATCATTCCGAGTACTGGGATGCGTGGGGCGATGTCTGCGACCACGCCGTCGTCACCGATGACAACGGCAACAAGTATCGCGTCTATCAAGAAGGCGATTGCTGGCTGATCCCAGACGGCATGACGTGGGATGATGAAGCAGATGGCTGGCGCTGGCCATGACAACCACCAAAAGGAGCAACCAAATGGACGAAATGAAATCTCACTACCTCAAGCTCGCCCGCGATCTCTACCGGGGGAGCGGCACCATCGAGCAGCGCGAACAGGCGTTGCCCTACGTCTCGTTCTGCATCGACGATGCGATGAGCGAGCGATCCATCGAGGACATGCCCGCCAACGCACGGCTGGTTGGCTGGCAGTGCGGCTTCGAGCCGCTGTTCGTCGCGGTCTGGTCTTACCTCGACGTTCGCATCGACGATGCCGAGGCCGAGGAGTTGGCCGCGTGCTATTTGGTGGAGCGCAAATGGTTCGCCGCCGGTGAGGCCCGCCCCGCTGATTACATCCTGTGAGAAAGGAGCAACCAATGACACAGGACAGACCACGCCTGATCGACAACGACGCAGGCGAAATCACCGTCTCGATCAACGGCGCCGAGGTGCGCGGCTGGTCGTATCAGAACGACAGCGAGCGGCGGCTCAAGATGCTGGTCGCTCGCGAATTCGTCGAGGGCTGGTACGAGGGCTATTCCTCCGGGCTCAAGCGCGCCGGTGACATGCTGGAGGAGCGAGCATGACCGGACCCATGACCCATCGCTGCCAGCGCTGCCCGCGCGTCACCGAACTCTACTACTGCCGCGCCGTCGATGAGTATCTCTGCGAGGAATGCATCGAGGCCTTCGAGGGAGAAGGCGAGAAAGAAAACGACGACGAATAATTATTTTCGCCGACGGCGCCGCTATACTGTCGGCGTTTACGATCACGAGGCGCGCGGTTCACGCGCGTCTCACCCTATGTTTTTCCCGTGTCAAGTTTTCGAAATCGCAACAGCTGCTGCTTGTATAGCAGCGGATGCTGCACGCTGATCGCAACGTTCTGCGATTTGGCGGAAGTGCGTTTGCTATACTGTGCCCATCGTCAACCAAAGGAGCCAACCATGGCACGAAAGAAGAAAGAGACCATCGAGCAACTCGACGCGAGCATCGCGCGATGGAAGACCCGGCTACGGCGAGCGGTCAACACGCTCGGCACGCTGGAGAAGCGACGCAAGCGACTGGCGGCCAAGGTCCCGGCCTCCACGCTGGTGGCTGCGGTCAAGGGCCACATCGAGCGGAGCAAGCGCCCGCGTGCCCATGCTGCCCTCGCTGACTTCGGCGCCACGCTCGGCCCGGCGATCAGGGAGGCTGCCGAGGATGCCGGTATGCCCTTGGTCAAGGTCACCTCGCACCCGGTCACCAACCCGAACGATGTCAAGCTGACGTTCGAGCCGGTGCCTGATATCCCCGACTTTCTGAAGCGGGCAAAGGAGGCGGCCGCCGATGAGATGATCGACGCCGCAGCCGAGGCAATCCGCGAGGAGCAGGCCGCCACCAAGAAGGCCAAGGCGGCCGGGCGCATCGCCAAGATGAAGGCAAAGAAGAGTGGAGAAACCAAAAGAATGCCGGTCAGCGGCAAAGCAGCACTGGACCTGATCCGCAACGGCTGACATTAAACTCAGCCCGGCAGCAATCCCGCTGCCGGGTTTTTCTTTTCAAAGGGAGCAAACATGAGCAGCGACTACGACGCCGGGCGCAAGGCCGGGCGGGACGAACTACGCAGGGACCTGCAGCCGCTGGTCACTGCCGTGCAGGATACCTTGCTGATGTTCGAGGACATCCGCCGGGCCCGCCAGCTGCCGCCCTACGGCAACGTGGTGGAGCAATACATCGCCATGGGCAAGCAGCTGCGGCGCCTGCTCGACGCCTCCGGGCTCAAGATGGTGCACGAGCAGGAGCACCTGCCGTGACCCCGACCGAGATGGCCCGGACCATCCTGACCAGCATCGAGACCGCGAGGGCCGTCATGGAAGACGGCCCGACCGGCTACGTGCTGCACACCTGCGACTTTACCCAGTTCATCTGCAGACGCGGGGCGGTGCTGCGGCTTGACACGCCGTTGTCAGACGATGTCGCGGTTCTGACGCATGCCTCGGCGACTGTGACGCGGCGCTTCTGGAATACAGGCGCCGACGACGTGTACCACCCGAGGCTCTGCATCTCGCTGCGACGCGAGGCGCTGGTCTCCTACTGCGACCGGCAGCAACTCCTGCTCGATACCCTGATCGAGATGGGCGCGCTGCCGCAGCAAGAAAGTGCGGCCTGATGCCATGTTACCCGAGGATATATGGCTGATGTCGTTGGCGGCGCTGTTTGCCGCCATCGTCATCGTGACGCTGTTTCTGTTGAACTACTACTGACCAAAGGAGCAAGCCTGCAATGAACGACCAAGACATGACTGCGCTCGTGGCGTGGCTTCGGCAACGCAAACGAGGGCAGCAACCCGCGTCACAGATCACCATGATGGTGATCGAGTATGCGGAGAGCATCGGCATCACGATCACCGATCAGGATGCCGTCGATCTGTTTCACTTCATCAACCACCAAAGGAGCATCCTGCAATGACTGAGCTATTAAAATTCATAGTGTTCTGCCACGTCGTCAACAACGCACCGTCCGGCTTCGACTTCAAAGACTTCCTGAAGGGGCTGTTCAAGATCGCGGTGTTTCTGTTTCTGGTTTCCGTTGCCATCGGCTTTGGCTGCTTTATGGCCGAACAAATCTTCGGCCCGCAGATATGGGGCAACAAGGCACACGGCCAGACCATCAACCGCACCTATCAGGACAACATGGGGCGCAACACCGGCCGCTCCTCCACCGACACGCGAGGCAACACTACGTTCTACAATGAGCGCGGCCAGAACACCGGCCGGTCGAGTACGTCAAACGGCACGACCACCTTCTACAACGAGCGCGGCCAACAGACCGGCGCCACTAAGGAGCAGCGCAAATGATTAAGATGAGGTGGCTCGTCACGGAAGGCGACCCAAGAGTTCACATCTTTCTAAACGACGATGACGGCAACGAGAAAGGAAAAATCATATTAACCCGAGATCGTCTGTGCACGATGCTGGTCGCGATTGACCAGCACAACCCGCCAAAGGACACGCCGCAGGTTCATCATTTCTTGGACGATGAGCCGCAACAGGAGGGAGCACCGCGAGATGACAAGTGAAAAAATGCAGGAGCGTATCCTGCTTGACCTTGCCAAGCTGACGGTTGATCGCGTCCGCAAGCAGGTGGTGCTGGTCACTCAGGTGCTGGAAGACGAAACCGACACCGCCGCGATCATGCTGGCCGTCGCCTCCGACATGATCGCAGGCGCGGCCTATCACATCGACATGAGCGAGGAGGACATCACAGAAGAGCAGGCCATCTGCCGGGTCTTCGACGCCATCCTCGGCACCCTCAACGCGAGGGACAAGGCCGCCGTCCGCAAACTCATCATAAGGGAGAAATCAAAATGATCTGGCGCCTCTTGGTATCGGTGCTGGCGATCACTGACACCGGCGGCATTGCCGTCACGTCCGAGAATTCGAACTGGCCCAGCGAAGATCAATGCCAGTGGGTGTTGCGCAGTTTCTACCAGAACCCTCCGTCGCAGGAGATCGGCGGACACCGCGTCACCATGAAGGTCTCGGGAAGCTGTGTCCCGGTGGACTTCGGTCCAGCTGGCGCCGCGCTCGCCAATGGCGGATACATCCGTGTCCCGCCTGAGCTTAACCAAGGCCGCTACGGTGGCCCACCCTTCACGAGGTAAGAGGAATGCACAATGACCGGCAACGAATACCGAGCAGCGATCCGCAGACTCGGCCTGTCTCAGGCTGGCGCCGCAAGGCTTCTCGGTGTCAACGAGACCACGTCACGGCGCTGGATCAAGGACAAGCACCCGATCCCGATCAGCGCTGACTTGCTGTTGCGGGTGATGGTGGCGCACCGCATCACGCCTGAAAACGTCATGCTGCTCAGCACCAAAAAACTGAAATGAAAAAGGCCCCGTCTGTCAGCAATGACAGGCGGGGCCTTTTTTTGTGTCCAAATCCCCTAGCTAGAGATTCGTTCTTAGCCGCCCTGCTTCGGTTCGTCCAGCTGTGCTTCCTGCGACAACTGGTCTGCCTGCTGCTCGGCTTCGGTGAGCGCCTGATCCATCTGCTGCTCGTTGCCGCGCGCGTCCCTGATCTTGCCGATGGTCTGCCTGAGCTTCTGGATTTTCTGCGCCGTTTCCCTGATGTTCATTTTGTTGTTTCCTCCGGGTGACGCCTGACAGGATGTTGTCAGGCGTGAGATACGCAGACGGGCGACAGGCTTTCACCTGCCGCCCGCCCGGTCCAATGCTCAAGGTCGAGTAAAGGAGCAAACCTCACCGAGCCTCATCACCGCCGAGGCGGTGGCGCATGGAAGCGCAGAACATAGACACCTATCAGTGCTCCGGCAACCCCGGCAGCTTCTTGATCGAGATGGAAAGCAAATCCCCCGACTGGATCGCTGGCCGCTCGGTGCCAACCCAGAGCGATAACCCGAGCCGCTTGATCACCAGCCACCATCCGCTCGACCGTTCTTCGACTGTGGTCGCCACCTCTTCGAACTCAAACCGACTCTCTGGTCTCTCCGCTAAACTCATGGTGGGCTCCATTATTGCTTCTGCTGTTTGCCTCCTCCCGCGCCCGCTCCAACGTATGCAGCACCGCGACCATCACCGAGGTCTTGGTGGTTGCGTCGTCCTTCGTCATCCGACCTTGATCAATCATGCGCAAGTATGTCCGCCTGCGCATCTCAATCTCCCGGCGGACCTCGGCTATCTGATCCGGCAGCGTTGCCATATGAGTTACACTCATTGTTGCTCTTCCTTTTCATAAAACCCTCCATTCAACCAAGGTGCAATTAACTCCCGAACGCATTTCGTGCGTCACCCGATACAGCGCGATCTGACGATCATACGTCGCCTCTAATTGCTGCCGCTCGTGCTCGATGTCGTCGTCTCGAACTGACGTAGTGAACCAGAGCGAGGTCTTCTCCAGTAGTTCTATCGGCTCCACTGACTGGTCCAATTCACATTCTCCTTCGCTTTGGCTTTGGCGTATGCAATCTGCCGAGACTTGATCCAGCTCAACGTATCGGGCGATGGCGGCAGCGGAATGACCTCGCCCACCGCTGGCCAAACCCCGAAGCGCTCGCGGTACTGGTTCGAGGCCCAGCCCTTCTGATAGCCCTGTCGGCGCCCGTAGAACTGTAGCTCGGCAAGGAAGATGCGTTTCTCCTCCATGCTCCAAAGAACCGGCGGCACCGGCTTCGGCTTCGGCGGCGGCTTCAGCGCGCGAAGCTCGCCAGCGTCCGGCTTGATCTTGCTGACCGCCTGCGCCACGAAGCCGCAGCCCGGACACTGCGCCATCTTCGGTGGCTTCAGGTAGGCGCACTTCGGGCATTCCTTGGGCAGCCGGATGCCCTCGGTGCGGTTCTCGTGCTCCGGTGTCTTGCCCTTGCGCAGCCCGGTGTAACTCTCATCAATGTCGGTCACGAAGCCGAGCCGCATGTGGTTGTCGCTGTGATCGAGGATCAGGCAGTCGTCCTTGCCCGGAGCATTGCGCAGGCCGCGCCCGATGATCTGGGTGAACAACATGTCGGAGCGCGTTGGCCTGCACATCACGATGCAGCGCACATCCCAGTCAATGCCGGTGGTCAGTGTGCCGACGTTGCACACCACCTGATATTCACCGTTGTGGAATTTCTCCCTGACCGCCTTGCGGCCCTCGACCAACTCGCGACCGATGATGATGCCGTCCTTGTCCTTCAGCTTGCGCCATTTGCTGGCGTCTGGCGTGTCGCCGTCCTGATAGCCGCACTTCACCCCGGCAGCGATGAACTGTTGCTGCAGTGCCTTGGCATGCAGCCGGTCAACGCCATAGCACAGCGTCGGCCGTCCCTCGCCCAGCTGCAGCCACGTCTGCACCGCGTCACCGGTCAGCCGCGAGGTGTTCATGCGCGCGGCCAATTGCTTCTCGTTGTAGTCGCCTGCCGTCATCTTGATGCCTGACAGGTCAGGGTGCGTCGGCGCATAGACCCGGAACGGCGACAGGTGCCCGGCGTCGATCATGCCTTGCGTGGTCGAGGCCTTATGGAAGTGGTCGAACCAGTCACCGAGCCCCTTGGTCCACGGCGTCGCGGAGAGACCGATGAACGGCACGTTGGCCCATTCCGGCTTCCAGAAATCCTTGGTGCCTACCCAGCGCTCGTAAAACTTGAACCAGATGTGGCACTCGTCGATCAGCACCACGTCGGCCTTTGGAATCTGCCGCTTCATCAGTGTTTGTACACTAGCGATCTGGACCGGCTGCACCCAATCGTAATTCGGGTTGTCGGCTTGGATCACGCCGACCTCGGTGATGCCTTGGCTGGCGAACATCGCCATGGTCTGGTCGATCAGGTCGAGCGCTGGCACCGTGAACAGCACACGCTTCTTGCGTTGCAATGCGCTGTTCACCAGTGCGGCAGCCAGCACCGTCTTGCCGAAGCCGGTTGAGGCCTGCATGCAGATGCGACGGCGCCCCTCCTTGACCGCGTCGCGTAACGCCTCCAGCGCATCTTGCTGGTCGTCTCTCAATGTCTTCATCGTTTTGCTCCTTTTTTTAGCCCGGCTAAATCAGCCGACTCCCATCGCCCAGTCTTCTGTCAGCATGTCCTCCTGCGTTGGCGTCCACGGCACACAGACGCCGCTGTCCATCTCACCCGACTGTTGATAGATGAAGGGCCGCGTCATCTTGGAATGGTCGTCCGGCTTCTGAATCATCAGGAAGATGCCGCGCGCCCATGACTGGCGATACACGCTGTCGCCACCCTTCATCGTGTGAATTGCACCACCGAAATCCATCACCTCAACTCCTTTTTGATCTCTTCGGAAAATTTCAACATCATCGGCCGCACCGCCTTCTTGTCCTCGGGCGTCATCTGCTGAACCGCGTGAGCGATGCACCAGAGACACGAGAACACCGCATCGGGGAGCCGCTCCCGCTGCAGCACGTCACCGATACGCTCGGACAATTCTCGCAGGTACTTCGCTCGATCAGCGGCGTAGCTTACTGGATCATCCGGCATCGGCCATCTCCTCGATCTGGACCGTGAGCGTTGGCTCTGCGGTGCGAGCGACCTTGCCAACGGCGTCAGGGATGGCGCCGACAACCCACATCAAATTTGACTCGCGAATCCACGCTACCGCCGTGTCGGCGCCGATCAAATTGGCCTTCAGGGCAATGCCGATGGTCTCAAGATCGGCGTTCATCACCCGGCAACGCAGCGCTCCGGCGCGCAGGGCCTGCAGTAAAAACTCGCGGTGGGATTCCTCCTCATCCATTTCGTTTGCTCCTTTGCTTCCGCTTCTTGTGCTCCTTCATCTTCTCGGCCATCCAGCTTCGCTGCTTGATGCCCCATGCTGGACGGCAGGCCTCGCACATCGTTGACCAACCGATCTGGTTGGTATCGACCTCGTGCTCAACATCGCACTTCGTGCATCGCATGACGGTCAAGACGCGGCTCCTTTCGCTGCAGGCACATCCAGCAAATCTCCTTGCCGTCGTTGCTCTCGCGGAGGGAGTAGCGGGATAATTTTAGCCCACCGGTCGATGCCATTCGGCAAAGCGTGTCTCCGTCATTCCAGTAGTGGGCCTTTGGTTTTAATCCTCGCTTCCTGACGAGAAATTGTTCGCTCACGGTGTGCTCCTTTTGGTTGTGGGCCATCAGACTCTTTCAACAACTACTACTGTCTTCTTTTTCCTTACTTCCTTCACTGGTAGCCTCTGGCTAAGGTTTCCCCCACTTACTCCCCACAGTAGCGAATCCCAGTGTTCGCCATTGCTCCCGCAGACCGCTGAGAAACCCAGCGGAGAGAACAGGACTCAAGGAGCAGGTGGGGAAAACTGCGCTGTACACGCGCCGCTCGTCCGGGCTCATTGCAACCACCAATCGCGCACCCGGACCGGCAATGAATGCCGCTCCCATCACGTTGATGACCGGAACTTTGTTTTGGCTGGGGGCTTGAAGGCGCTGTGCTTGACCATTATGGTTCGCACAGGCGATCCAGCCTTTGCTCTGAACAAAGGTGTCGGATTATGAGGGTCAAGGCTCGTGTTGCGCAGCCTTGGCCCTCGCTGTTTTCAGGATGGGCCGCGAGCATCGCCGCCGTCAAACTGAATCTGACTCCGTCCCCCAAAAAAAATGTCCGCTACCCGACACTGGAATCGCTTGCCACAAAATCTCGTGGCAGGTCACGCGAGGCCTACGATATTTTGGGGAAGCATTTCTGTCTTAGTCGCGCAGCTAAATCTCACTTTCAAATTACACGCGCGTGTCACACAGAATCTGTGAATTCTTCGCAGTGCAACTGGACAAGTGATTCGCGCGTTGGTTAAAGGCGGACACTAACCCCCCACCCTTAATGTCCAACCAAAGGAGTTGTTGATGACGGACGCGACCCAGAGCAACACCAACCACACCCTTGACCGGCGCCGGGAAGAAAAAGCCGTCGAGCATCTGGTGCAGGATGGCGCCACCCGGTTCACCGAACTGGCCACGGCGCAGATGGAAGTCTGGCAGCGCCAGATGGCACTGGGAAATCAGATCGTTTCCTACTGGCACGACGCATTCAATATCGGTCAGCAGTCGCTCACGCGCCTGATCGACAACGCTCAGCAGCAGACGCGCAAGGCATCTTGATCTTCTGTTGACTGAAGCAGGACCGGCGGCCTTCGAGAATTCAGCCCCCTATTACCCTTCGAAGGTTGTCGGTCCGCGCTTCGGATAAAACAGCGGCGTTGATCTCGCCGCGATCTGCGGATCGAGCCAGCAACATTGATAATCCCACAGCGCGCAGGCATCGCTCTCGTCGGTGGTGCCACACATCCAGCCCATCGCCTGACAGCGCTCCAGCACCATCGGCTTGGCAATCGAGGCGCGCAGGTTCTGGCCGATGAAGTGACAGCGCACCTGTGACGCCGTGGCTTCGCGCAGATCGCATCTGCCGTGGGCCCACTCCTCCAGATGCTCAGCCAGTCCCATCAACAACCGCGTGGTGTCGATGTTGGTTTTGCCGCCCATGTGCATGCTGAGCGCCGGTGACTCATAGACGATCAAGTCCGGCATCTCACCGCGTTTGCCCCACGTGATATCGAGCCAATTGCGAAAGGCGCGATAGGTCTCGGCGCGCGAGGAGCCCTTCTTGGTGAAGCGCAGGTGGCCGAACTCCGGCAGGTGACCGGGAGCACCGAACGCCCAGCCGGTTGTCGTTGCGAGATCGAGCGCTAGTACCGTGCCGGTGAAGGTTCTCATGGCTTTGGCAACGGCGCCGTCAGCACAACATAAACGTCGGTCTCCCTGCCGTGGCTTGGCAACGTCTTCATGTGCTTCCGCTTGCCGTTCTCTATGATGCGCCGCTGCTTGATCGCTTCCATGATCATGGCGCCCCATGCGTTGTGATGGTGCGGCTTTTCGAGACCTTTCATTCGCAGCCTGATCCTGATGTCCTCGGCGGTGCCCTCGAAGCCGGGGATCAGATGCAGCGCCATCAGCGCGCGACGCTGCCAGTTGCCGCCGTGCTCGGTGACACGGCGCAGCGCCTCATCGCGGAGCTTCTTGGTGTCCTCGGGATCACCGTCGAATAAATCATCCATCCGCAACCTCGTTCAGCTTGATGAATTCAACCTTCTCCATCGGGCAGCAATAGACCTGCTCGGCAACGCCAGTGTTGGACGGCACGCGCTCGACAATATACCACGTTGGCTTGGTCGATCCGTAGATCACCGCCGCATGAGCGAAGTCGATACTCACAACCGCGTAGGCGTAGACCACGCCGTTGCGATCAACCGCAGGGACGTTGCTGACGAAGACATGCGGATCAGGCCAGTCTTCGGCTGACGAAAAATGGCGCTGGCGATGCTTGACCTCGACACGCAGGCGCCGGTCGTCGGTCAGGATAAACAGGTCGCCACCATCGAGATATTTCATATTCACTGCCGCACTGGGCGCCAGTCTCAGTGGCGGAATCTCCACACCGCGCCCTCGGTTGTGCTGATACCTCGCGACCGCGAACACCGCATCCGATGACGCCTTGAGGCGCTGCAAGAACCGCCCGTGCTGCTCCTCTGACCACTTTGGCACCTAGCGACCCCTGCCGCTGCGCTTCGACGGCTTGAACTGCACCACCACCTTGCCGCCCTTGCGGGTCTCGGTCTTTTTCTGCTTGAAGGCGTTGTCCATCATCTTCTTGTTAGCCTCGACCCTCGCCTCGCGCATTGCGCGCAGCTGCGCCTCGCGTGGCCCGATCTTTTTCTCGCTCATCGTCCTTCCTCCTGTTGAGTTCGTGGTATTGCTCGCACCAGCTGTCAATGTCGTCCTGCGTGTAGCCGCGCGCGTTCATCTCCTGCCAGAATGTCTCGCGCGTCATCTGGTTGTCGCCGTACTGACCGAGCAGGTAGTGCAGCGCGTCGTACTTGGTTGTCGGCTTGGTTTTTATCATCGCCTGCTCCTCGGCGCCTCGGCGCCCCAGCGATCCCAATTGACACGCACCTTGCGGGCATTCAACTCGATCTTGGGCAGCGTCGGATAATAGGCCTCGATCATATCGTAGAAGACACTCGGCTTCTCGCTGTGCCTGCCGCGCGGCGACGTGATCACCGACGCCCATTGCGTGCCCGGCGCCGGAGCCGGAATGCTGCCACGGGTACCGACCAGCAATAGCTCATGCGTATTCCGATTCCAGTATCCGGTGCCGATCTTGTCCTTGAGCCAGACCCAGTGCGATTTGTACTTGAAGCCCCAAGCCTTCATCACCTCCAGCGCCTGCGTCAGCATCGGCACTGTGGCCCAGAGAAACAACACGCAGTGCCGGGCGGCGATGCTCAGCACGTTGCGCGACTTGATGATGTCCAGCGACGAGGTGGCGTAGTGGTTGTCGGCAGCGCGATCCATCCCGGTAATGCGGGAGCGCGGTTCGAACCGCCACTCCGGGTCCGCATAGATCACGCAGTATTTTTTCTTGGGCAGCGCGCGGATTTGCTTTGCTAGTGCCTTCTCGCGTCGCGCCCTGAGCTTCTGCTTGTCCTTGGTCTTCTGGCTGATCAACCAAGCCTCCGGACATTGTGGTTGCTGTACAGGCGCAGGTGCACCCGGCAATAGCTCGACCGTGAGCCGTTGGCATCAACGGTGCGTGGCTTTCCGCAGACCTTTTGCAACAACCATTTTCCAGCGCGTGGTCGATCCAGAATTGCCTTGCAGCCGTTGGCGGGCAGGTCGAGGTAATCGACACCTTTCCACACTCGAAGGGCTTCGAGGTCTTTCTCTGTGACGGAAGCCTGCGGGGTTGCTGCTTTGTCGGTCATGCGCGTGCTCCTTGGCTGGTTGATAGGATGGATAATTTTCGGTGGCGTTGTCTTCGTCGGTTGCGATGTAGTGCGACGGAAAGGATTCTGTTTCTCCGCGATGCGAAAGCGGCGCCCGGCGATGGCATTGCGGCTGACGTTGTAGCCCTTCGCCTTCATGCCCTCGGCGACGTAGCCGTATGATCCGCCCTCGTCGAACAACTTGATCAGCAGACTGTCCGCTTCTTCGGTCCAGATCATCAAGCTCGCCTTTTGAAAACGTCCGGGCGAATCTGCTCGGGTGTCATCTCCAGTAGCGGCGCCAGATCGAGCACGTGGTGGGCCGGGACTCGTTTCCACGCCGAGACGTTCTGCGGTGAGATGCCGAGATGCTTGGCGACCGCCGCCGCAAACCCGGCCCGTGCGAAAATCATTTTCATCACGTCGTCCCGGTGCTCACCACGCTCTGATCTCTTCATGTACTTGCTCATCAAGGGGTTTCTGCGTGACACGACGTTGCTGGTTGTGCTCATCAAGTTCGACCTCGTATCAATGCCTATGTGCCAAAGCACGAAGCTGTTTACAATCACATTTCTATTACGTATATGCTGATTGTTGCCAAAATCCAAATTTCAATTTTTCAAAGGAGCAAGAGACCAAATGGCAGTGAAGAAGAAGACCGAGAAGCCCGCCCCCATCACAACAAAGGGGGTGATCAACCTCGCCGAGTTGATGTCCACCGAGGTGGCCTACCAGCATTTCCGCATCTGGCTGGTTGGCGGTACGCCGCTGATCACGCACGCATGGTCCGAGAAGGCCAAGCGGGAGATGCTGCAGAAGCAGGTCAAGGGTACCAAGGGCGGCAAGGAAGCCCGCGATCCGCATGATGACTTCGTGAACTCGCTCTATGAGATGGGCCACGTCAAAGGCAAACCGATCTATGGTTTCCCGGTCACCGGAATCAAGAACGCGATTCTGTCTGCCGCGCACAAGGACAAGGGCGTGCCACGCACGACCGTGATGAGCGCACTCTATCTCGACGCAAATTTGGTTCGCGTCAGGCCAGCGCTCGCTGGTGCGATTTGTGACATGCCCTTGGTGCGCATCTACTCCGGCGATCCGGAGATGCGCGAGGACATGGTTCGCGTCGGTGCTGGCCTGAACAAGAAGGCATCGCTCGCCTATCGCGGACAGTTCACGCACTGGGCGGTCAGAATCACCGGCAAGTTCAATAGCGCGGTGCTCAACGGTCAGCAGCTTGGCTTCCTCATCAACGAGTCTGGCACTGGGGTGGGCATTGGCGAATGGCGCAACGAAAAACGTGGCATGTTTGGCGCGTTCCGCATGGCCAACCTCGCCGAGGGTGAGGCTTGGGAAAAATTCGCGGCGGGTAAGGGGCCGCTGCCGAAGCGTGAGGAAGACGACATTCTGGAAGCAGCGGAGTAATCACAACATGATCCGATACGTTTTTAAGGACAAACCTCTCGTCATCAAGGGAGGCGCTAAAGCCGATCCACAAAAGATCGGCGAGGCGCTGGCGAGAATCAGGGAGCAGACCAAGGGCCGGTGCAATTCAAAGACCGTGCTCGATGCTGCGCGCAACAACAAGCACTACCTGCATCGCTTCTTTGAATGGCGCGACACCATCGCGGCGGAAAAGTATCGGCAGGAGCAGGCGCGCGAGCTTGTCGGCTGCGTTGATATTGTCGAGCGCGCTGAGAAGAAGGGCGATGCCGACAGGCGGTTGCCTGCGTTCATCAGCCTGTCAGAAAAGGGCGGTCGCAATATTCGCACGGTGCAGGAGGTGCTCGAAAGCAGCGCGCTGCAGGCGATAGCGCTGAAGCAAGCGGAAAATGATCTAGCTGCTTACGAGCGGCGGCTAGAGGTATTCGGTGATATCTGCAACGCGATCAGGCAAGCAAGAGAAATGATCGCTGCGCGGCGCGCACGGTACGAGGCTTCGGGCGGTTTTCCGGGGCACGCGTAGGTTAAGACTATTGGCAAGGCAGGTCATGGCTCGTTCTGGTTTGGCGTGTCGGGGCCGTAGTCAGGCATGGCAAGGCAGGCGAGGCACGGCAAGGCCCGGCTGCGCAAGTCGGGGCATGGCGAGGCCGAGCAAGGCAAGGCAAGGCAGGCGAGGCGTGGCATTGTATGACTCGACTCGGTCAGGCAGGTCCGCGCGTGGCAAGGCAGGCATGGCTTGTCCGGTCAAGGCCCGGAGCGGCGATGGCGTTGTAAGTCGGCGCACGGCAAGGCAGGCACGGCGTGTCTGGTTCAGGCTTCGCATCGCAAAGCGCTGCAGGGCTAAGGCAAGGCAGGCGTGGCGCGGCGCGACGTGGCTAGGTCAGTCAGGTTCAGGCGAGGCTTGGTCTGTTGCGGCGAGGCAAGGCAAGGCAAGGCAGGCGTGGCTTGGCACTCTACGGCAAGGCGGTGTCCGGCACGTCGGTGTAAGGCAGGCATGGCCGGGCTGGGTGCGGCAGAGTCGGGAGTGTCATGTCGTGTTCTGGTCAGGCAAGGCAATGCGCGTCTGGTCTCTGCAAGGCAGGCACGGCGGGGCGCGGCTGATCTGGGTTAGGTTGGTCGCGTTACTGCAAGCCATGGCAAGGCAGGCTTGGCAAGGCTGGTCTCGGAGTGGCGATGTCAGTTCAGGCATTGCTAGTCGGGAGGCTGGCGAGGCAAGGCAGGCAAGGCGTGGCGACGCAATGCGCGGCTAGTCCGTGCCGGGCGGTTGCGAGGCTTAGTCTGGAGTGCCAAGGCAAGGCAGGCAAGGTCCGTCCAGTCCGATCTAGTCGAGGCGTTTTTCGGCGAGGCGGGGTGGTGCTGGTCAAGGCAGGCTAATCGGGGGTGAGCGCTGTTGCTCACCCCCACAATTTCAAAAAAGGAGCAAAAAAGTGGAAGTCAGAAAATGGGATGGCAAGCCAATCACAGAGAACGGTTGGGTCAGCGACATCCCCATTGAGCGCTATCACAGCGCCGGAATGTGCTCTGGCCCGTCGGTGTCGAGCACTGATTTGCGCACGTGCTGGAGCCACTCGCCCGCGAAGATGTTTGCGTTCTGGGCCGAGAATCCGCAGCGCGAGGAGCGCGAGGTCACCAACGCCATGCTGCTTGGCGGCTGCGCGCATTATCTCCTGCTCGGCGAAGCAAACTTCCGTCAGAAGTATGCGGCGCAGCCCGAAGAATATCCGGGCCCGAAGGGCGAAATGAAGAAGTGGCACATGGGCGCCGACTACTGCAAGGAGTGGGTCGCGTTTCATGAGGCCAAGGGCTTCACCATCGTCACGGTCAAGATACTGAACGCTATCGTCAAGATGGCCGAGTCGCTGCGCATCTTGGCGCTGGTCAAGGATGGCTTGCTGCGTGGCCATGTCGAAACGTCTGGCTTCTTCTGGGACCAAGAAAGCAACCTTTGGTTAAAAGTCAGGCCCGATGTGGTCCCGTCCGACGGTCCCGAGTTCGTAGACCTGAAGACCGCTGCCGACGTGACAACGGTCGCGCTGCAGAACAGCATCCACACCTATGGCTACAATCAACAGGCTGCGCTGATCGCCGAAGTCTGCGAAGGACTCGGCCAGCCGTTTGACGGCTTCATGTGCATGTTTGTCGAGACCAAGGCGCCGTACTGCGCGCGCATGGCGCCGCTGACAGACGTTGATCTCGGGCTGGGCCGCCAGCAAAACCGCGACAGCCTGCGCAGGATCAGCGCGAGCATCAAGGCCGGACACTGGCCGGGGCCGGGCGAGGACAACCCGCTGCAGCCGCTGGGCATGGGCAAAGACAAACGCGAGCGCATCATGGCGAGATTGACGCATGAAGGATTGGTATAATGGCTAAGACTTTTTCGGTGAGACTGGAGATAGAAGAGATCGCGCTCGGCACCGTGCTGCGCAAGCTGCACGACATGCCCGGCGTGGCGAAGCTCGATCTGGATTTCGGGGAGGGTGGCAAGGGGCCCGGCAAGGAGAAGCTGCAGCAGGCGGCAGCCGAGTTGAACGGCTCTCCGGAGGAGGCGATCCTCAAGGCGCTGGCCAACGGCCCGATGAAGTCGCGCGACCTGATCAACGCCACCGGCATGAAGGACCATCGCGTCTATTATGCCATCGGCAAGCTCGGTCTCAAGCGCAACGCCGAGGGCCTGTATCAGGTGACGGCGCTGTCTGCTCCTGATGTCCAGCGTGGTCCAAACGGCCGGGCGGCGCCGGGATCGGGTCCGGCTTTACTACGGCTGGCACTGGGCTCGGGCCCGCTACCGGTCGCCGAGTTGAAGTCGATCCTGCGTGGCCACGGCATGTCTCCCAAGTCACTGTCAGGCGTGATGGACCGAGCCAAACGGGACAACCTGATCAAGAAGGTTGGCGAGGGCTACACGCTGACCGCCAAGGCGAAGGCCAACGGTGAAGCGCATGGCTAAGTGGGTACGCATCTATCGGACCTACCAGTACGTGGACAAAAATCCTGTGGTGGACCGCGTCCGTACCATTGTGCAGGACGAGAAACTGTTTGATAAACTGGGCATCGTGCACGAGCTTTCGAACGTCTCGAAGGCAACCTTAGTCGGCTGGTTCCATGGTTCGACGCGCAATCCGCAGCACCATACGGTTGCTGCAGTGGTGACCGCGATGGGCTATGAAGAACAGTTCGTCAAGAAAAAGGACCTGAACGTCGAACGCGAACGCAAGATCGCGGCAGACTGGACGGCGAAGCAGACAAAGAAGCCGAAGAAAAGGAGCAAACCGAATGCCTGACATGGCAGATAATCTCGCGAACATTGAGCAGCGCACCGACATGGTGAAAGCCGCCGCTGTTCAGATCGGCACCACGCTGGGCGGCGTCACGATCAACACTGTCAACGACGTTGACGTGATGGCCCTGCGGCTGTCGCGCGGCGAGGTGGCAGTGCCGGTGCACTGTCGCGGCAAGATGGGCGTGTGCCACGCGCTGATCCTTCAGGCGCTGGAGTGGCGCATGCCGATCATGTCGGTGATCAACAAGTCCTACGTGGTGAGCAACAAGGGCGTCGAGCGCATCGCGTATGAGAGCCAGATGATTCACGCGATCATCGAGCGCAACGCGCCGATCAAAGGGAGGATGCGTTACGAGATCGGACATCTTGTTAACGGTGTCTGGGAAAAGGGCGGCGAGGAGGATGACGACCGGCGCTGCAAGGTGTGGGCCACCTTCCACGGAGAGACGCAGCCGCACGACTACACCTCGCAGCCGCTGGGTAAGCTGCGCGACGCGCGCGGCCGCAACGAGCAGGGAAACGTCAAAGGCTCGCCGCTGTGGGACAAGGACCCGGAGGTGCAGCTGTTCTATTCGGCGTCGCGGCAATGGGCCCGGAATTATTGCCCCGACGTGATCCTCGGCGCCTACACGCCGGAAGACCCGTACTATGCCGACGCCATGGCTGCCACCGATGTCACCCCGGTGGCCGACAAGGTTGCTGCCTACGCACAGAAGCTGAAGGACGCCAAGGCGACCCACGTCCGAGGCTTCGACGCCGATCACGTGACCCGCGAGGCGTCAATGCGTAGCAGCCACATCATCGAGGGTGACATCATAAAGGAAGACCCAGATGGACGTACCGAAGAACGCAAAGATGCTCCTGACCCTGAGCGAGGGCCGGATGCTCCTGCACGTGGACCCGACGACAATCGAGACCAAGGCGGAAGCGGAAACCTTCATAGCGCTGGTTCAGCAGTTCGCAGTCAGCCTGCCGGAGAACAAGCCGCGCCAGCGCAAGGTGAAGGGCAAGAAGACAACATCTTCCCGCCAGACCGCAAGTCGCCGAAAGGTAAACGGTGACGTTGAGACAGAGACAGCCGAGGCTAACTGATCCCGGCTATCTCGCTTGGCTGCGCAAGCAGCGCTGCGCCTGCGGATGTCTGCAGGCGCCACCATGCGACGCGGCGCACTTGCGTGCCACGTCATTCCAGTACGGCAAGACCGGCGGATGGGGCAGGCCTGATGATCGTTGGGCCTTGCCGCTCCGGCACCAGCACCACATGGCTCAGCACCATCACGGTGACGAGCTTGCATGGTGGGCCGCACACGGGATCGCTGATCCGTTTGCACTCGCTCAAGATTACTACCAACGCTATCAACGGACCAAAGGAGCAAAAGAATAATGCTGATAAATACCCCACAAGCGATGAACCAATACGTCGGCGCGGTCATGGTGCGAGCGCGCCATCACGGCGGCAACGTCACCGATGCCGTCCGGATGCTGAAGCTGTTGGTCACCGAGTACGGTACCGATCTGCAAATCAGCGACCGCAAAGGTGGCAAGATCGGCAACGTGTCGTGGTTCAAATCGCTGGCAACCGGCAAGGCGTATTACTTCCGCTACTCCTACGCGAAGGGGATCGAGATGCGGAACAACAATTGCCATGGGCGCGTGATTGCGCGCTTCGACAACAATACCACCGCATCTGAATTCATCTCGATCTTCGAAGCCATCTGAGGAAAAAATCAAATGACCACCACATCCGTCATCCCGCACGACCGCCTGCATGTTATCCACGAGGTCGAGC